CTCGCCGTGCCTGCGGCCGTGAGTGCCACGACGATGAACTCATACCACCCGTCGGCGCCAGCGGTCGCTGTGAGCGTACCGCGCGAAACTCCGTTGACCGCTGGCGTGAGAGCCTGTGGAGTGCCAGTCGTGACGACACCGGCCTCGCTGCGAATGTCCAGCCGGACATGCGTGGCCACGCCTTCTTGGTCGGTCGCGTCGTACTCGTACTCGACATTGAGCGTCCGGCCTGAGGTGACCGGGTCATTAACTCGCAGCGCGAATCCTGGCACGTTCGGACGTGGCAGAATGACGACGCCAGACGCGTACTCAATCTCGACGCTGCGACGGAAGCCGCTCTCGATGCCCCCGAACACGCTCTCGACCACGACACGACGGATGCCGGTGCCTGCGGACGCGAGCGCGGGCAAGTTGACCGTGAGAGTGCCGCTGCCTGCGATATGCGTCGCTGCGACAACATCGAAATTCGTCGGGAGCCCCAGCTCAGAATCATAGATCCTGTACGTGGCTCCGGGTGTGTCGCTGGCTGCAAACGCGATGACGGTCGGGTCGTCCCAGTCTCCGCTCGAGTAAACCGGCGTTCCTGGGGGCTCTGGCGCTCCTGGAACGTCAACAGTGCCGGTCGCTGCCGTGCCGCTGATCTGCGTGTCTGAGATCGGCGTGATACTCCAGTTGTACGTTCCAGCGTCGAACGGACCGACGACAGCCTGCAGCCGGTTCGCGAGTCCGTTGTCGTTCACGGTCACAGAGAGCGCGCCCACCGTGACGGTGTACTTCTCGCACCAGCGCACGACGAGGTAAGCGTCCGACGTGAAGTCGGCTGTGTAGACGACATTCACCGAGCCAGAGACGCCGCTCGAGTTCTCCGCTGTGAGCGTGATCGCACCGTCGCCGGACCGAGAGCCACTCGCGATGGCATAGTCTCCCAGCTTCAACGTGACTGTGCGCGTGCCCGCGACATCGGTCAGCGTTACATCGATCTGCGCTTCGGTGCGTCGCGTATAGGGCTTACTGGTGCTGAAGCGGCTGATTCCTGTGAGAGACCATGACGAAAGCTGACCGCTGTCGCCGTTGACCTCGAACGTCTCAATGGACGCATCGAAGTCGAGCGTCACCCACTGGCCTTTGTCGCTCGTGAAATACAACTGTTGGATTGTTACATCGATGTCGAGGTCGCTGTCCCAGTCACCGAGCGGCGCGATGCTGACGACGTGCTTCTCGCGGTTGGGATCGTGCGCGACTGTGGCGACTACTGACTCGCCTTCTGGAAAGTAGCGGATCTCCTGCTTCCGACCGTCGCACACGAACGCGGCCCACGTCTCGCCGTATTCAACTGCGGCCTGTCCGGTCACGATCTCGCCAGTGCCCAGCCCGTTGCCTTGACGGTCGAGCACGAGAAAGATGTCGTCCGGGTCGCCGATGGCGACTGAGGTCGGAAAGCCTGGGATCATTTCGCCGCTGCGGGAACCTCCTGCTCTCGCTTCGGCGCGGTCTGAAGCGCCTCCTCGATCGCGTCCCCGAGCTGCGCCCAGACCTCGACCAGGTGCCCCGGAATTCCGCGCTCGACGGCCTGGGTATAGAGCTGCTGGAAGAACTTGAGATCGTCGGGCTCGGGTGAGAACTCGCCCGCGTTGCGCTCCCAGCCTTCAGGGACGCCCGGCTTCGTGACGTTGCCCTCGGCGTCGCGCTGCTCAGGCTGTGCGGGGATGAGCTTACAGCAGCCTTCCTTGAGCGCCTGGAACAACCGGCGGTGCTGCTTCAGCAGCTTCGGCTTGTTCACCTGGGCGCTCGAGAGAACGTTCCAGGCCGCGATGGTCATATCCTGAGTGAGCTTCATCGGTCTCCCTTTCGGTTTAACGTTTCAACAATGCACGAATCTTGAGGATCTCATCGCTGGTCAACGGCGGCACATCAGGCCCTGTGCTCGTCCAGTCGAAGTCAGCAATGACCTTCTCCGCGGCCGCCTTCTGCGCGTCCGTCGCATTCTCAGCGTAAACAATGCGCTCCGCAGTTCGATCGCGCCAATCGATGCGAACGATCGGACACACGGCGCTGACTCTCTGATAGACGTCCGCGTGTTGTGCCACCAGCTTCAAGTTAACCACGCAAGATTCCTCGAATGAGTGATCCCGGCGGGTCGTTCGTAGCCGACTCGCCATGTCCTCCACCAAAGTCCAGGTACACAGTCCCGGTCGTCGCGTCGAACGCTGCCGACAGAAGGTACTTTTCGTAACCTGTGACTGCCGGATCTGTGTATGTGATCCCGTGCGAGGTCAGATAGTTGTTGACCGGCGTTGTTGCGAGCGATTTCGCCATAGCGTTCGCTTGGGTCGTCTTGGCGATAGCTACGGCATTGCCGGTGCCAGCGGTTCCATGCGCGGTCACAGCGAACGCTGTGAGGGCAATCTCGTCCTCTGCGTAGCCCTGAACGCATTCGATTTCGAAGTCTGCGCCCAGCGACGTGAACGACGTGCCAACAGAGGTCGAGCTTGTGGCTCCACCAGTCTCAACGCGCCGTCCCATCATTGGCCGGCTGACGCGATTGTAGTAATTCCAAAGGAACCGCTGCGTGAGCTTATCCTGCGTCTGGGTCGTGCTGGTCGTGCGGAATGTGCCGAGGTATCGATGCGTTGACGTACCTGTCTTCGTCAACACCCAATCGGTCAGGACCAGAGCATCACTTCGCGCTGTATCGCTTGTCCACGCGGCAGAAAACGCCAGAGTCACGGCTGTCAGGTTCGCCGTGATGCTCGCAGTGAGATTGACTTTGCTTGCGCCCGACAACGCATCGGACAGCGTCGTGTGCAGTGACCCTGTGGTCGCACTGGCAGCGTTATAGAAATATGTGGTGCCTGCCGTGAGCCCGCCGCCCGTCGCATCCGGAACAACCTGCGCCCCTGTTGACCAGCCCGTCGCTGAGCCGAACGTCAACACATCGGTGCCGGTGTCTGTGGACGATGGAGCCGCGGTCGATGTGAACGCAAAAACGTCGTAGTTCTTCCCGCTCGTCAACGTCCCCAGTGGAATTGCAATTTCTGTGAACTCACGGAGCACCCAGCGCGTGCCGTCGTTGAGCGCAATCTTTCGCCCGGCATAGGGACAATAATAAATCGTCGTCGCATTGCTCACGTCTGACGTCGTGACTGGGGTTTGACTCGTCAACGTCAGACGGCCGTTGCACGTCGAATTAAACCACCCCTGCAGACGCTCGACTGTCGTCTTGCGGTTGGCTGTCGCGCTGACATCGTAGATCGGCAGGGTGTCGTTCAACGCTACATCAGCAGCAGTCAGGCCGTTTATGTCCATGCTGGCACCGCTGATACACCGCCAGCGCGACGATGTTGCGTCGTACTGAAGCATGATCATTGAATCGGCACCGAGCGTCAGATCCGCAGATAGTGCGAAGCGGTTCCCGGCCGTGCTGCTGGCGCTTTCGTCCTTCAGCGTGATCGCGTTCGCACCGACGTTGTGAATCGTCAGGATTCGGCCGCTGCTGCCGCCCGCGATGCCGGTGAGGTCCACCGCGCTGCTGGCTGAAATGCGAATCGTGTTCGCCGTCGCGAAGCCTGTGGGTGCCCAGTCGTTTGTGTTCGCTGCGAGCGCCGTCGGGCTGATGATGCCATTCCAGACGATCGCACCGCCGAAGGAGTGGTCACCCGTCCACGACATCGACATCGCAGCCTGGAGCCACGACGCGCCGAACTTCTTCGGCTGATGCACGAAACCCTTGATCGTGCCCGTCGCGCTCTGATTTTTGGTAAAGCCGAGCGACTGCACAATCTGATCGCCGCCCGTGGGAGCCGTTGTCGTGATCGTGCCCGTTGCCGAAAGAAAAACTTCAGTCCCGATCGAAATTGCAGACGTGTCCAGCGCGCTCACGAACTCGCCCGCGAAATACGCCATGCCGTCCGTGTTGTTCGCGAGGCTCGAGAGCAACAGCAGGTCCGCGGGTGCGTTGGCATCGGCGTCCGCGAGCGTGATCGTGAATCGATCGTTCGCTGAGTTGTACCCGGTCACACGCACCGGCCCGGCCGCGAGCGTGCCACCGCTGACGTTACGGACCCGGATGCCCATGCCGTTCGTGATCGCGATGTCGCGCAGCTTCATCAACATCGACGTGGTTTCAGAGAAGAAATATTTCGCGTCCGCACGCTTCGACTTCTGACTCGTGTACGCGACTGGGTCAGTCCACGTGTACCCCGTATAGGCGATGAGCTGAGCGTCCGTGTAGACCGTCGCTGCATAGTTCGTGATCATCAGTCAAGCTCCACCTGCTGATGACGCGACTTCCACGCGTCATACTCCGTGCTCGCCTTGCGCAGCTCGCGCCTAAGCGCCGCCCACTTCTCAGGCGTGTCGAACAGGCGCGTCATGGTCTTTTCACCTTCGAGGCGTGCTTCCTCACGGCGGCGCTCCTTGTCGTTCAAGTCGTCGTTGATCAGCTCGCCTGCGATGCGTGCCCGCTTCGCGTTCATCTGCGCTTCAGTCTTCGCGACGTCCATCGCCTTCTCGGCTGGACTCTGCAACGCGAGGCGGTTCTCGATGCGTGGATCCTTGAGCCGATTGTTAACGTCGAGGATGTTCTGCGTCGCGTCGTCAATCGCGTTGGTGCGCTCGCGCTCCGTAAGCTCCGACATCGTTTTGCCGAGACTCGCGGCTTTTTTGGCGAGCACCGCGGCAACGTCGATGCCGAGATCTGCCGCAAGGTTCCGCGCCCGGACGATCTGCGCCTCGCGAGCCTGCAACCGCTCCTTGACCTTGCCCTCGAAATCCGTGTTGTCGTTCATGCCGCGGCGGTACTTTCTGATCCACCAGCCGCCTTCGAGGTCTTCCTCTGCGCGAATACGCGTTGCTTCCGCGATGGCGCGCGCATTGTCGATCTTGGAGCGTCGCGCGACGTCGAACGCGTCGCCCTCAGCGGCCGCCCGATTGAGTTGGGAGATGTCTGCGAACCAGTTGCCGATGGGGGCTCCCGCCGTGCCGCCGATCGAGTAGCCCAGCGCCGCAGCATCGCCCAGCACACCCATTTTCTTCGCGAAGCGACTGATGCTCTTGGCTATCCGGCTGCCCTGTGCGGGGTCCTCCCAAAGCATTGAGGACATGGCCTGCCACGCTTGGCCCTGGAACGTTTTCCGGTTGCTGATGTTGGCAAGCTCGCGCGTCCCGAGATTGAACAGCTCGCCACCTGCGAACGCCGCGCCTACTCCCCCCTGCGCGATTGTGTTCATCAGCGTTGCTGCTCGAGCGCCTGCTCCGACCATCGCCCGGACAGGACGCATGGCAGCCTTGGCCCCGGTCGCTCCTGAGCGACTGACGTTCTCGTACGCGCGAAACACCTCGAGGTGGTCTTTGTCGTTGCCGACGCCGGACATTGCCTCCAGAGCGGCCTGCTGCACCGCTGGTGGAACGCGCGGGCCCATGTTGATGATGCGCTTGGCCCAGTTCTTCGTGATGCTCGAAATCTTCTTCTGGTGCGCCTGGGAGACGCCAGAATACTTCGCGTTGAGGTTTCGCACCGCCTCGGCGCGCGTGCCTTCATCCACCGACGGCGCGACCTGCGGCACGCCCGCGTCCTGGGCGGCCTGCTGCGCAGCCTTCGGCATCTCCGACTTGATGACCTGCCGGACGATGCTCTTGATGAGGTCAACCAGACCGCGCTTCATGTCAGCCGCACCTGCCTCGCGATGATGCGCACACGCATCCGAAACGTGACGCCGTTGTTTTTCGGATAGCTTTCCTTCACCATCCTCAGGATCTCGCAACTTGCGTAAGTCGCGTCGTCCGGCATGACGATCTGAGTCTTCACGTTCTTTAGTGCAGCCACGTCGTTGTTGTACATGTTCGCGACGAGCTGAGCCGTCGTGTTCACGTACTCAACGAGCAACATGTCGAACTGCCGACGCCGCCAGCCATGCCGCCGAATCGCGCAGCCGGCCACGCCCGGCGCGGGCACGTATTCGAGCGCGTACTCCGGGTCTTGGATGATCCCGAGTCCCCAGTAACGCCCGACGGTGCGATAGAAGCCCGCAGTGGCCGCTCCGAACGTCACCGCGGCGCCGCCCGAAGGCGTGATGACGATGTCTCCGGCCATTGACTACCTCGATCAGTTGCGCAGAGCGGCGAGCGCCTTGTCTCGTTCTGCCTTCCTGCGTGCCTCCCACTCCTCGGGCGATTCCTTCGACGGCGTGAATGTGTTCTGCGGCTCATAGAGCGCCTGCATCACGCGCGCGTGTACGACGTGGTCCGGCTGATTGATCGTGTCGTGTTCGACCGGCAAAGCGTCCGCGGGATGATCTTTCGCACCGCCACGAACGGCGTTGCTCAGCATCCCGACCATGAACGCCAGCACATAGACCGGCAGCAAGAACACCGCGAGGATTAGACGTAGAAGATACACCACACGCCCTCCACCCCTGGCGCTGGGACAATCCACCAGCGCCGAATGTGCTCCGGCTGTTCGCCGTCGATAACCAGGTCGCACGTGTGGAAGGTCCACGCGAGCGACTGGCCTGTTTCCTTGCAGACTCGCCGGATGTCCTCCACCGCCTTTGCGTTATGCGGTAGCTCCATGATGCGGAAACAGTCGATCGAGCTGCGGCCGCGCAAGCCCGGATTCATCGCCAGCCACTTCTGCGACTGGCCTTTCAGGTATCGTAGAGCCGTGCGAAGGTTCGTGTCCTTGGAGAACCGCGCGTCTGGATGTGGCTTCTCGCGCAGATAGATGACGCCCAGCGCATTGCCGGTGCCCTGAGCCTTGCCGAACGGCAGCTCAGCGGGGATTTCGTCGCCCGGTACCAGCAGCTTTGAGAAGTCCGGCGGCACGAAATCCTTCTCGGACTCCGGCAGCTTCTCGACTTTTTTCTCGCTCATCGCGCACCTCAGATGCTAACGGTCAACGTCAAATCGCCTTCGAGCTCGAAGGTCTGCTCTGCCATGAAGCCGCCCATACGGCGCTGCATGGTGAAATCCACGCTGCCGGGGAGCATCTTGCCGATCGTGATGCTGCCGGCGCCGCCGTCGGCCGCGGTGAAATCGATCTTGAGGTTCTTCGCTGCCACGGTCTCGCTGATGAATTGCTCCATCGCAGCGAACGCCAGAACGGCGCGCGCGTCCTTGCTGTCCACAGGTCGCGCGCTCGGAAAGTTGTCGCCGTCGTACTGCAGGACCTCGCGGTCGATGATCTTCTGCACGAAAGCGCGGATGCGCCCGAGAATGGTCACAGGCGTGCCGCTCGGGTCGAACGTGAAACCCGTGATGCGGAAACCGCTATCTGCTGCCGTTGCCCATGCCATGTTTCAGCCCTCGCCGCTTACGCTGGGATGCACTTATCTCGAAGCACGAGACGGTGCACTCCGGCGTCGTCCGTCTGAATGATGTTCACCACAAACCAGTCAAGCCCTCGGTACCCGATGACCTTGTCCGGCGTCTGCCCTGCAAAGCCTGCAATCTTCGGCGTCACGTGCCCCTCGGTGTTGTTGCGAGCGGAGATCAGGATCTCACACTCGCGGTACTCGAGGGTGTCGCTCGCCTCCGGGAACGGCTCAGGCTCGCCGTCTGCCGGGATCGCCACGATGCTCTTATTGTTCGCTGCGTTCGACTCGGGTTGATACGTGATCGTGTCCCCGAAGTCAGCCAGGAAGCACGGCACCGTCGAACCCATGTTGTCATCGAAGCGGCTCACGTCCTTTGTCCTTAGCCTCCGTTTCCTTCAGCTCCGCGCCGCACCGCAAGCACTTCCATTTCCGCTCGCCTGCCTTCTTCTCCATCGTCGTCGTGTCGTGACAGGCAGTGCAATACTTCGGCTCTCGTGTGAGTCCGAAGCGCGACACGGCCGTTACTTCAAGATGCCAGCGACACCCTTAACGATCCCGACAACCGTCGACAGGATCTCACTCGCCGATTTCTTTTCCTGGATCGCCTTCTCGATCGCGGCCTTCGCCTTCTCCGCGTCCTCAGGCTTTACGCTCCCGGCCGTGATCGCCTGCTGCAGCGCGTCGAGCTGCGCCGTCGTGACGGTTGGCGAAAAGTCGATCGGCGTCGGGTTGACGTCGAACGGGTTCTCAGCGTTTGGGCCCGACATAGCTTTCTCCCCCGCGCGGTTAGCGCGTTATCACTTCAGCGGAACGACTTCTGCCTTGGTCGATTGTTTCTTCCAAACGTCGAGGATCTGCGAGACGGCGCTACGCACACCACTCATATCGATGCCTGCGTTGTCGAACTTGTCGACCAGTTCATCCAACTCGAGGGCAATGGCGAGCTGGTCATCGGTCTGTGACACAAGCTCGCGCACGCGCTCGATGGCTGCGTCTACAGCGGCGCGGTGCTTGGCGCGTTCGCTGTCCCTGAATTCGACCAACTTCTGCATGCCAGCGATAGCTTGGTCGGCGTTGACCTTGCCGTCGGCGCCGACGTTCTGGCGCACGAGAGCGAGCTGCTTCTGCATCTCAACTTCGATTTTCATGTCGATGCGGTCGTACTCGGCTTTCTTCAGCCCCTCGAGCACGGCAGCGATGATCTTGCTCTTGCCTTCAGAGGCCGCGATGAACGCCTTTTTCTTCGTCGCGTTGGCCTCGTTGACCTGCGGGGGCCGCTTGCTGCAACCAGCGGATAGAGCAAACGCGAGGATCAGGAACCAACTCAGGAACGCTTTCATCAGTTCACTTTCCTTTCTTCGTTCCGATACGCGCGGATCTCTTTCGCGAGCCCGTGGACGTCGGCAGAGTTGAACTTCACAACGCCGCCGGTCCTCAGCTTCACCCAGCGCAAGCAACGCAGAGCGAGCTGATAGCTCGCGATTTCCTTCTGCGTGATCTCCTTGCGCTTGCTCACGGTTCGACGAACTCCGCTCTCGGTTTCCCCGTCTCGATTCGAGTAATGCGTTGGCCCATATTCACCACGGCCTCTCGCACCTCCCGTATTTCTTCCTTCATGCCCGTCATCGCCTGGGTGTTGTTCTCGATGACCCGGATCGCTTGTTGTGTCAGCACTGCGCTCTCTTCGCGCGCTTCTTCGAGCGCCCGCCCCTGCCGCTGGATCAGCTCTGACTGTTCCTCCTGGCGCGCGACGTCCGCGTCGTGCATCCACTTGAAGCCAAACCCGAACACCGCCATGAAAAACAGGCAGATGACACCGATCGCGCCGTACTGCAGAAGAACATCAGCGCCGCGCCTGATGATCCTCGTCCTGAAGGCCACATCGTCGGCGCGTTCGTGCGGATTGTTATCTCGCGTCCGAACCGTGACGGCTCTGTACCCTTCGCTGTCTGCAGCCATGCTGTCGCTCCGCGTAGCCGACTCAGTTGTCTCGATAGCGGGCCTGGGAATTGAACCCAGAACGCAAGGTTATGAGCCTCACCGGACAACCATGCCCATGCCGCCCGCGGTAAGAAAAAGCCGCCCGATCGTGTCAGGCGGCTCTTGAATGGTTCTCTAAGCCGCCTGCGCTTATTGCGGTTCGAACAGCGCGAAGACGTCGACTTCTTCGGCCGCCGAGATGTTGATCGTGACTGCGGCATCCTTCGCCACGACCTCCTGCGCTTCGACGATCGTCGAGCCGCGCACGATGGCGTCGTCCGTCGTGCCCTTGGCGACAACGGCGGTCATGTCCGTGCCAGCGTTGACCAGCTTCACGTTCGCGGCACCCGTGGTGCGCGAGATGATCCACCAGTCGATGAGGCGCAGAGCGCGCGGCGCGGTGAAAAACGCGTTGCTGCCGGAGGCTGCCGCCGCCTTCTTGGTGAACAGCATCGGAACGGACGCGATGCTCGCGTCGCTCGGCACGTTCAGCTTCACGAGGCAGCGCGTGGCCGCTTCGGTCGCATTCTCGGCGAAGACACCCGCATAGCGGTTGCCGTCGGCGAGAGGCGTCATGCGACTGTTGCCCGCATCCCAGAATGCTTTCTGGCCCGCGACCACAGCGCCACCAGCGCCGCCGACCTTGGCGACTTCGACGATGCCGTCGATCGCCACGTCGCCTGTTGAACCGTCCGCGAGCGTGGTGTTCGGACCGCTCGAGCCTTCGCCGGCATCGAGCAACAGACCGAGCAGCTCGCCGACCGAGATGATGTTTCCGACGGTGAGAGCGCCACCCGTACCGTTGGTGTAGCGGATGGAGCGCCCGTCGCCCCTGAGTGCGGCCTGTGACATTGTCGTTCCTCCATTTCAAAATCTTATGACGGCCGCCGTCGGCCTCTGACACCGCTGCCCCGCCGGACTGCTGGACGGGGCACGGTTTGTGATCTATTCGAGCGTTGCTTACGCGCCCGCGGACTTGACGATTCCGCGCCAATCCAGCGCCTTCACGCCGCACGGCAGAATCGCGCGGTAGCGCAGCGCGAGACGATCGAAGTCTTCCCACGAATCGCTCCGCGGCGCTTCGTTGCCGTCCAGGAAGGCGACTTCCATGATGTCGGCCTGATCTGGCGTCGTGGTGAGGTACCACGCCGTGAGGCTGTAGCCGGTGTACCCGGTGTTGCTGAGGCGCGGCTCGACGGCGATGTCGAACTTGCCCTTGAAGAACTGCGTTTCAGCAACGTACAGGTTCGGGTTCACGAGCTGGTAAGCCGCGTACTCGTGTTCAGGCGGCACCAGCAGCAGGCGCGGCTCGATGTCGATCGCTTCGGCCGCGAACGCGGTGTCGTTCGGAGCCTGCGGAGCCGTCTGCTTGCGGAACGCCTTGATGGCGGCCTTCAGCGCGGCGACCTTGTTGCTGTCGTCGAGGTTCGACCCGGCACCCGTCTCGAGGTTGCCGTGGGTCGCCGCGTGGAACAGCGCGACGCCGTCGCCCATCGTCGGGTTTGCCAGCAGGTGCGCATACACCAACCGGCTCGGGAGCTGCGCGGCGCTCTTGCCCATCCACGCCGGGAGCGAGCTGAGCGCGTCGAGGTCGTCGTTCACGAACATCTGCCACGTGAACGAAATCGAGCGCGCGTAGTACGCGAGCTGGATGTTCTCGCCGCGGTCCGCGATCTTGCTGTCGAAGATCTCGCCGTTTTCGCCGGTCTCGCGGAGCTGGGCGAAGTCTGTGAGCTGGATGCGCTTCGCCAACTTGAAGTCGCTCAGGCTTCCCTTCTTGCACCACTTGCGCCACGTGGGCTGCGCCATGTTGTAGGCGCGAATCAGGGCCTTGTTCTGGATGTTCGCGAACAAGCTCGCGAGGTCGCCCGTGGCATTCGCCGCGGCCGCACGGAACTTGTTGCGCGGGTTGAAGATCTCGCGGGCAACGATGTCGTTGCTCATCTGGTTCACGCCCGGAACACCGATCATGCGCAGATACTCGCGCGCGACGCCGATCAGCGTGTAATGCTCCTGCTCGACGCCTTTGTAGTCGTCGTTGCCGGCCACACCCGCGCGGCGCGCGATGTTGGCTTCGAAGCTGCGCATGCGCTTCTCGTTGGCTCCGGCGCCGACCTCGATCGAGCGGCCGCGGCCGCCGTCAACCAGCGCCTGATGGTCATTCTCGGCGAGCTTCGCGAGCACGATCTCGCGGGCTTTTTCGATGGACACGTCGCGCTCGCAGAGGTCGTCAGCGACGTCCTCCCCGAGCTTGGCCGCGCGGACGGCCGCGCGAATCTGCTTCTGGCGCTCGCGCTCCTGGGCGACATGGTCCGCGCCCTTCTTGCGCTGCTTCGACTTCGGAGCGGAGCGTTCCTCCTCGTCCTCTTCGTCGTCGTCTTTCTTGGTGTTGTCGTCGGCGCCTTCGTCCTCGCGCTTCGCGCGCGTGCTGGCGTTGACTTTCTCCCGTTCCTTCGAGATCAGGGCCTCGACCTCGTCGATGCTCGTGAGGTTGCGCTTGATGAGGTCCTCGGCGTACTCGGCGTTGAGACCGGCACTGCGGACCATCGCGCGGATGATTTTCGGATCGACGGGCATGGCATTCTCCTTGTTGGGGGGTGTGTTGTGTTTGCCGCGCCCGACACCCACGGACGAATCGGCTGGAACAGGAGTCAGTGAAATCTCATGGACACGCCACTTGGTCGCGACGATGCACGGACCAGCGTGACCCTGAGACGACTCGCGCCCGGCGGGGACTTTTTCCGAGGTGAGAACCTCGTAGCCGACGGACACGCCGCGCAAGAGCCCCGAGCGCACCTGATTCCAGGCGCGTTCGCTGTCTGGGTCTCCCGCGGGAAAGTGAATGATCGCCTTGCCGCGCTTCGTAGATACATCAATGCGGGCATCGACCGGGACTGCAATCGGTTCGTTGGAGTTGTGATTCCGAAGGACGCTGCCGGCTGACACGAACGGCGAAAGATCGACCGCCCCGTCGGCATGGCTTAGGACTTCGGGAACCTCGCCAAGATCCCAGTCGTAACAGGGAACCTCGCGACACTCGCTTGAGAAGCTGACCTCGAGCGTGCGGTCCTTCTCGTTGATCGACCGCTTGTCGAGGCTCAGGAAACGATGCTGCCGCGTGCCGTTGTGATCGCTGTTGCGCGTGCGGATGCCGCCTTTCTTGCGGTCCGTGTAGCGCGGATCGTTCGGCTGTGGTTTTTGCGGCGCGGGTTTCTTCATGCCCGCGCATTTAATGGAGACTTCGAGAAAAAAGGAATGGGTCGGTGCTACTAATGGAAAACTAGAATTATGCGCGAGCGAATTTTCTCTCGGCTTCTTCTGGTTCCTCGTCGCCCGTCGGCTCTTTGTCCGGGTCGGTCGTGTTGAGCTTCTGATTGTTCGGCGGCTTGATCTCGCCCGTCATCCATCCGAGCTCAAGACCAGCGGACTCCGCGAGTTTCTTCTGCTCGCCCAGCTTGGCGATGCGGTCCTCTGGTTCCTTGCCGCTAACGTTGATCACTTCGTCGAGATCCTTGAAACCGTTCTTCACGGCCACGGCCTCAGCGGTGATTTCCTGCAGCGGGTTGATGTGCTTGCGGCCTGGAACGTTGACCTCGCAGCGTTCAAAGCGCGACGGGTCTTTCATATAAGCCGCGGTATCGATCAGTCCTTTCAGCGCGCACGCTCGCACGAACCGACGCCACACGGGCCGGATGAAGTGTCGCGTGTGAAGGCCCTGGCTCGACTGGTACGCGCGCCCGTCCTCGTTGTCCTCTTGGCGCAGAGCGGAGTAAGCGCCCTGGCTGTAGTCCTTGGCTGTGGCGCTGTAGCCGATGCCGAAGGCGGCGCCCGCAAGACGCACGAGGCTCTGGAAGAACGGCAAGAACGTGCCGCCGGGCCGGTTGCCCGCGTAGAACGTCGCCTGCTCGCCGCCGACTGTGACCATGCCGGGCTGCAGTTGCGCAATCGGGTTTCCGTTCGCATCGACTGGCGGGTTGCTGGTGCCGTTCGGGTACGGCAGATTTGGAACGCCGCCGCCGCCGAAGTGGATCCCGAACACCGCCTGCTGCTTCGCTGCCATGAGTTCCCATTCGATCAGGTCGCGAAGGTCGGCCATCAACGGAAGGCACGAGATAAACTTGCTCATGCCGCGGGTCTGTTCCGCGCGCTCCGGGTCGAAGTAGTGAAAGACCTTCGACGCCTCGATGCGTCGCGTCTGAAGCGTGTGCAGAGTCCTTGGGTGGAAGCTGCCGGGGTGACATTCAAGGATGTGAAACGCCACGATCTGCTTCTTGTCGTCGTACTCGATGCCGTGCTTGATGAAGTGCTTCTCGGGTTTGTTGTCCGCACCGAGCCGCGGCATCCCATTGGCACCGGCAATCATAAACTCCGTGCCGGGTGAGAGTGTGACGCCGCTGAGGAACATGTCCGTGTCCATCGGCAGCCGGTCGGCTTCGATCAGTTCCACTGAGAACGGAAGATCACTGCCCGGCGCTGGACGGTCGTGGAAGATCCCGAGCGCCTCGCCTGCTTCGCACAGCTCGCCGTCGTTCAGGGTGAGCATGTCGGTGAAGCCCCAGCGGCCGGTGAACTCGAGGCGGTCGCGGTACTTCGCCCATAGCTGCTTGAGCTGGCGGTTCACTTCGACGTCCGGGGTGCCGTCGGGTTTCAACACTGCGGGGTCAACCGTGACGCCCTGGCCGGTGTCGGCGTCGCCGATCGTGTTGTTCTTGTGCGTGCGCTTCAGGTTCTTCGCAATCGCGTTGTTCCGGACTTCCTCGCGCGCGGACCAGCGGAGACGGCTCTGCTTGTTCTGCAACTCGCTGTCGGCGTCGCGCAAACTCGGGATACGGTGCTCAGTCAGTCGCGACTTGTCCGCGGCCGCAATGCTGCGGTACATCGCTCGCGCCATAGCGCGCTTGTACGCGTAGCCGGGAGCAACAATCGAGATTGCGGAGTCGATCGCTGAGCCCAGACCGCCGGTAACGCGCGTGCCGATGCTCGTCTTCTCGCGCGTCGGCCGCTGGATCACGACATCGACACCGCGACCGTCCATCGGCAGCAGCAAAGGCTTCGCTGACATTAGCTCGGTCTCCGGAATCCGATGGGCACGATCTTGGTCGGCGAATTGTCGAGACCGTTAATCCGCAGCCACTCCGTCGCGTCGTCGATCAGCTTTTGCAGGCTCTCACGTGTGTATGAGCGCCCGCCGACACTGGCCTGTGACGGTGACAGGATGAGCTTTCGACACGCAGCACGGAACGACTTGGCATAAGCGCCTGTCGTGTCCGACTCGTAGTCCGCGTACGCGACGTAATCGGCCTCGGCAGCCGCGCGCTGTGCGTCGGTCAACATGCGCGCAGTAGAGCCAGACAACGGAACGTGCGCAAGGCTTCGCTGCTACTAATGGAAATTTAGAAACCGCTGTCTCAATTCGAGAACAGCGATTTCTCCTCGGTCACAAAGTTCGACCCGCATGCCTGACAGCAGCGGTAACGAACGACGATGTTGCCCTTCGGAACGGTCCTCAGGACAGAGTTACGCCGCGAGCGGCATGCGCGATTCGGGCAAACGATGCCCTGCGCAGCCTCTTCGGGCGGCTTTTTCGGCTCTGCCGGTGCGGCCGGTGGAGCTGGCGGCGGTGCCTTGATGACTGGTGCGACGGGTGCAACGTCCTTCTTCGACATGATTTCCCCTGTTCTCCCCCACATCCCCACGACTAGAAACGCTCACGACGGAATTCTGAGAACGGCTTCGGTGCAACGGCGGTCGGACGTTCGGCCACTGGATTCGACTTCGGCATAAACCGCATGATCTCCCAGAGCGCCGCGCCGTAGATCTCGCAGTCGAGCCAGTGATCGTTCCGCCGAATCTGCTTCCACTCCCTCACGAGCCGGTTGTCCTTGCCTTTCTTACTCTCGATCTGCCACGCCGACATGTGGTCGCCGTACTCCTGTGGAGTTCCGGGAGCGATGAGCCACGCGCCTTTGTCTTCCATCGCAGCCATGTACGAACCGACGATGATCTCGCGGTAGTAGTCGCTGCGGACGTGATAGAGCTTCACGCCGCCGGGGATGGGACGCCCGTCCGGGTACCGGCTCACGCTGCTCGCGCGCCACGCCTGCGCCTGTGTCGAGGATCCCTTCGCGAGAACGACGCGGCCGTAATGATTCCACGCCCAGCGGTACACGTCGCCGGCTGTCTCGCCGTCGCCCGAATCGACGATCGTCATCATCACGCCGATGCTTGGGTGCTGAGAGGTCCAGCGCCATTGACGCGACAGGACCTGGTTCCAGCAGTTTTCGAGCGCGATGGCTGTGCTCGCTGTTCCGTCGGCCTTGTGACCGTCCACGCGCGCGCAGTGGATGAGAACGCTTCGCTCGTCGTCCATGAACGCGCGCACCGTTGCCCAGACGTGACCGCGTTGAACGTCCACCGCCCCGAGTAAACAGACGGTGTTCTCAGGAACGCTGTCCTGCTTCATCTCGAGCACACGCGACATGACCTGCTTCGCCACGAGCCCGTTCTCGCGCGGACGCCACGGCTCAGTCATCCACGAGTTGACGAACACGCGAAGGTCGTCCGGGTTCGCTTTGCACTCAAGGAACGTACGCGCGTACAGCCCCCAACTGATGTTCGGAACGTCCGCGGCTGTGATGCGGAGCGCCTTGCGACGTGGCGAGCGGTTCGGGACTTCCGTCCGGGCCTCGCCAGCTTGAAGCATCGCGGGGCGCTTGTCCTGTGTGATCTCTTCCTCGCAGTGCTCACACTGATACCGCGTGTCGCGTTCGACTTTCTCGAGGTCCCAAGTGCCATCCGCGTTCTTGCAGTGATCGAATTTAAGGCGCTTGAAGTCGAGCACCTGGAACGCACCGCAGAGTGGGCACGGAACGTGGTAGCGATAGAGCTGAAAGACCTCCGTCGCTGCAATCCAACTCTGCTCTGTCTCGACGGTCGGCGTCGTGCCCCACAACGCTTTCCGGTTGCGCTGAAACTGTTTTGTTCGCTCCCATACAAGTTGTCGAGAGTTACTCCAGATCGAAGTTTCGTCGCCGAATACGTAGCGCCGCGGCCACTGACGGCATCGATCTTCGGATGTACTCCACGCGGGCCAAATGTCAGAGCCGCCGATGCGTGCTCCGGCATCTTCCGACCATTCGGCGTCGGCAAACTGCGGCAGCGTTTTCGCGATGGTGGGTCTTAGACGTTTTTTAATGAACGACTTCGTGGTTGTTTCCTTAGCTTGCACAATAATGATCGGTCCGGGGTCGTTTGCTAAGCAGTACGTGAGTAGCGCCACAATGCTTGCAGTCTTCGACGCCTGCGTCGGGTAGATCATGAATATTTCTTCGACGAGTGGGTCGAGCCACCACTCGAACACGGCACGAGAGTAAGGCGACTTCGCGAGGATGTAGCTCGTGGCTGCGTCAACCGCCGGGTCGAAACGGAGGTGCTTCTCAGCCCACTCGGCAACGGGCGGCTTCGCTGGCGGTAACACCAGCGGCGCCGATCGATGCAGCACTAGTCTACTTGGCGCTGTTGTCGTCATTCATTCGCACCAAATACTTAGCCTTCCAGTCATCCGGCAGCGGTGTTGACAGCAACAGGTTAAAGTCCGTGAGTATCCGCCGGAATTCCTTCTCCATCGCCTCGGCCATGTTCCTCAGGTCGAGCCCCTGGCATTGTTCCGGCAGCCGTCTCCCAGCGTCGAGAAGGTTGTCCCTTAGCGACATCAGCGCGCGGTTCGTTTCCGCGACGACTTGCTCCGTGAGCACCGCCTCGCCGTTCTTGAGTCGCAGCTCGATCTCCGCGAGGTCCGACTTCAGCTTGCGAAACCGCGCCTGCTCACGCTTCAGTTGCTTCGACAGGCTCTCGCCGCCCGGCACGGCCGGCGCGCTGCCGTCGTCGTGTGTGTCGTCGTCGTCATCGTCATCCACGCGCGAGCGGTTGCGCAGCAGCTCGCAGATGCTGCGGATGTCGAGCTTGCCGCTGTCGTCCTTCGTGAGTTTTTTCTCCTGCGTGTACTTGTCGACGTTCATCACACTGCAGGCGAGCAACTGCGCGGCTTCCTGGCGTGTGCAGAACCAACGGGCCTCGGGTGACTGCGGCGCGCTCGCTTTCTTGAAGCGGTTGACCTTCTCGATGGCCGCGAGTTCGCTCGGCGTGAGAGACTTCGGGTCTCTCTGCAGCTTCTCCTGCAACTCGCCGATCGTGGCCTCGCGTCGTCTCGCCATCAGTAGCAGTCCGTGAGTTCCTTGTTCTTACGTGGTACGCGCACCGACATTGAAGCGTTGTCGCCGTGTTCCTTATTGCTGAAACTGACGTACGCCCCCCAGCGGTCTTTCACTGTCTTCAGGTCCGCGGCCTCGTTCGCCTTTGTCCGTCGTCCCTGGTTCCCGCCTGCGCCGTGCCACGTGCGGCCGTAGTCGAAATAAAAGCGCCGATCGTGGAGCGTGATTCTGTCCTTCAGCAGCGATTGCAGCGTGAGGTCTACGTCCTCGCGTGTGATCAGTTCCTCGTTGAATCTTACCCTACGGCCGATGACTCCGAAGCATCCCGCGGCCGGACCGTTGAGGCTGTACGGGTCGTGCGGCAGGTACTTCATGATCGCCCAGCGCGCGTCACGGCAGAACGAAAACAGCGAGAGCCCGAGATCACGCGTACACATGTACGCCGACCACAGAATCGCGTGGATAGCCTCCGGCTCGACGATCTTGCGTTGAGTGCGACCGACCAGCGCGCGCACGCAGCTCAGGTCATCGTCGCTCATGACGACGCACTCTGTCTTTGCCGCGTCGAGGGCGAAGTTCCTGATCTTTGAAATGCAGTTCAGCCCCGGATGCGTGATGAGCTGGCCCTTCGGCACGACTCGCGCGTAGTCGGCTTTCTCGCACTCGTCCACGAGGATCAGAGCCGACGGCAGCAGCTCGAGCGTGTGCGGAATGTTCTGTGCACGTTTTCGGGATGGAATGATTATCGTGATACCTGGTTTCATCTCTCTACCCCTCCGCTTTCATGCGTTCGAGCGCGGCGCGCATCTCTTCCCAAGCATGCAGCTTTCCGCCAAGTCGCGCCCATTCTTCGTCCGTGACGTAATTCGGCCCCGGCCACGTACCCTTGCCGCGCTCTCGCATGAGGTCGTACTCGTGGCACTTATCGTCTACGAGCTTCCTCACCCGCTCCCGCTCGGCCAGCAGGGCGCGCACATCTTCCCATTGCACCCACTCCCCGTCTTCGCTTTCCTCTGAAGCAAGGTCTTCAGCCGGAGTAATGTAAATGTCGTATCGCTTCATTACTTCCACTCCCATCCAAGAGCCTTACGGACACAGCACGTGATGCAGTCCTCGTTAAACTTTCCCATCTCGCATTCCTTCTCGTGGGTGCGAACATCAGGCTTCAGCGCCCAGATGTCTTTCAGCAACGTCTCCGCCCTCTCCAGCCGCTCGAGCAGGGCGGCATAATCCTGTCTAAATTGATTGTTTTCTCGCTCAACCAGCTCCAGGTGCGCCAGAAAGTATGGGACGGCGACACGCGATAGCGCGATAAACTCTGCGTCGAATGCGCTGGAGTGCTCCGCGACGACGACCTTGCACGACTCTTCAACACCATCGGCCTCTTCTGGCCCGACAACACGAGCGCCCGTGTATGGACGCGGCAGGTATTCTCGGCTCCACGGGCCTTCGGTGATTCTCGTCAGCAGCTCCCTCAGCCGCGCGATGTCAGGGGCGGGCGATGAAGCTATCCCGATAGCCTTGGGTGGATGCGATTTGTCCTCGGGATCACAGACATTTCGCCCAAGCTCATGCGTCGTTTCGGGCGGCTTGTCGAGATACGGCTTGTATCCGCACTTGCGACACTCCAACTCACCCGATAAGGCGTTAAAGTCATGCTTGTCACTCTCGCAGCAGCCGACTGGCTCAGCGTCCGTAACACGTTGGCATCGAGCGCAGCGGAATTGCTCCGGCTCGTGCTTAAATAGTCCGAGTATTGGTATTGGAGATTCGCACGTACATGACACGCCGTTTTTTGCCTTCTGCTCCGCTTCGGGCGAGGCGGGGCGGGCGGCGGGAATCAGCGGTGCACACGTCGTCAATGCTCGCCGCGCTTTCTCGGAAAGCTTTATCTGTGTCACTTCTATTGCCGCTCCAGGCTTTGAAATGACTTTGCTGCCGACGATTGTGCTTTCCCGCTCTCGCCCCTGCTCTGCGGCGAGGCGCTTTACCGTTTGCCGCAGCATTGATGCCTCATCCTCAAGGCGGGCAACCTGCTGGCGCAATGCAGTCTTGTCCATCTCGGCGGCTTGGAGCATCGTCTTGTCTGAGATCGGGACCAACTGCTGCTCTGCGGCGAGGCGCGCACGGATCGCGTCGATTAGCTGGAAGCACTCATCACGTTCGCGCCCGTCTGTCACCCTGTCGATGATGATTTCCAGTTCGCGCAAGTTCTCTTTCACTTCTCCGGCTTTGGCATCGTGCGGTTCATCATGCCCTTGGCTCGCCTGTGGAAGTTCCAGTGAATCTCGTGCAGGTGTCGAATCAGTTGTCGATACCACGGCACTGTCGGGCAATCCGCGCACTTCCGGTTTGGGCACGCTTTGCAGTACATGGCTTCCTTTCTTGTGTGCACAGCCACGGCACGTATCGACAGCTGGGTTAAAGCCTTCCAGTCCACAGATGTGTTGCTGCTGCTCTGCGGCGCAGTGGGCGGCGGCGTGCGAGTATTCCGTCAGTGCCTTAACAGCCAATTCTGAAGCCCACCACGCGCTATGGCGGTGCGCGCTGTTGCGAATCTCCTGCAATGCGTTTCGTAAGATGTCAACCGGCACCTGCTGCTCCTGCTTCGCTGCGCTCATAGCTGTCTCCTCGGGCGTTCGTGGATGATGGCCTTGGCGAGTTTCCAGTCTTCGCCGTCTTCGACGTAACTCTCTGGCTTTGCGTACCACTCCAGTCCATCGCGCATTGGCTCATAGTCGTTGAGCACGCCAGCAAGGGTATTCGCGTGGCACTGATTCACGCACGTGGCGATACATTCCTCGTGCTTGCGGTCCACGATCAGATACATGTCATTGCCGCTGTCGTGGACCGTGTAGTAACGCTCCTGCTTCGCTGCGTCGCTCTTATCGCTCACGTTCGTAAGGCTCCTGTTCTGGGAAATAAAAAGGTCCGCGTTTCGGAATGTCGAAGTAGTTCTTGAGTTCTTTGCGGTCGGGTCCGAGGACGGTGCAGCCCTTGAGATAAAGCGCGATGGCGGTTGCGCGGCTGATTCGACGGCGCTTTCGCTTCGCTGCGTCGCTCATGCGTCTAGCTCCTATCGGTTGTACCAAACCACGTGTGTTGCCCATGCAGGCCAGCGTTCGACTTTATTCTTCCATTGTGAAGGATAGACGGGGTGCTTGGGGCTATAGCCGTCTTTGGTAGCCATGTGGCCGTGGCCGTCGTAGTCGATGAAGAAGCCGTCGTTCACAGACTCCAGCCAATCGGCGAACGGCATCAAATCGCCGTGGTCTGGTAATGGTTTCAATTCTGGCGCTGCGTCGCTCATGGGCGGGCCTCCGTGTCGTTCCATTCAGCCATCACGCGACGGCCATATTCAGCCGTCACCTTCAGATGCCCCAAGCTGGCGAGCAGTCTCATTGCTCGTGCGTTCGCAGATAGAGACATGCTGTCCAGCTTGCCAGCAGCACCGGACGTACAATGCTGCGCAACCATTTCAATCAGGCTCTCCGAGAGCAGGCTTATCAGTCGCTCACGGTCTTCAACGCTCTTCCCCTGCGTGGTCATTGGGCGCGGGCCTCCGCTAGCACATGTTCTCGATTTCGTTGTCGATGACTTCCTTGAAGTGCTGCCAATACGCTTGGCAGTCCAGATTGCGGTTCCGGTGCAATTCTTCGCAAAGCCCTTCGACAGCTTCGCGCTGCCCTTCAAAGTTCACGTCGGGATGCAGATACTCCATGTACATCATCGCGTAGCCAAGGCTCTTGATGCACTCAAGGCGAATCACCGGCCACGGAGTCACATCATTCGTGCTCGCGGTCGTGAGGCTGATTGTCTCCCCTTCGGTTCTTGCCTCGCTCCGCGCGGGTGGGGTCGGGGTCATGCGGGTGGCTCCTAGTGACTGTAGATGATTGCCACGATTAGCACCGCACACACGGCGATGGTCATCAATGCGCAACCTAGATTCTGTCCGATGTCGTATTCGTGCTTACTCACCGCTTCCCGCCCTCCCCGCGCTGGCGAACTTTCCCGGCCAACCAAAGATAAAGAATGCCAATGCCCGCTATGGCGGCAATGATCGTAAGCACACCGCCGATTAAAATTACGTCGTCAATGATGCTCCGGTTTAGTCTGGACGTGTTCAATGCTTGCCAGAATCGCTCGATCATCTTTCGCCTCCCTCCTTCGCCTCTGCCTGACGGGCTTGAGTATAGAAACGCTGGGCATAGTTCATGGCATCGTGAAGACACTCGAAGTATTCGCCAGCAATCCGGTTATTGACGACGGTGAAGACTTCCCACTTCTCCTCGTCCGCTGGCCCGCGCTGCTTCTCAATTTCGATTCGGTACGGATCGGGCAGCAATGCCTTTAGAACGCGCTTCTGTCCATCCCACATCCAAGTCAGTAATTCGCCCATAACTTATTCCTCCTTTGATTTCGCCTCTGCCTGACGGGACCAGCGACGCCAAGCGGCGGCGTGCGCGTATGCCTCTTCGGCTAGCTCGTAAAGCGTGATATTCTCGTCTTCGTCGTCGGTGGCGTACATGCGAGCGTTTCGCTGCTCTGCTTCGTCCAGCCACGCCATTGCAACGCACGCACCGACAACCTCACGGCGCGTCAGAGCTTTTGGCGACTTTCGTTCATGCTCCCAATCGAGTGGAGCGCCAAGGTTCTCGCCGGGTAACACGCTGAAGTGCTCGCCACCGTGTTCGTAGATGAACGCGCACCTCGGCGGCAGCGGCGCGGGTGGGGTCGGGGTCATGCGGGCTCCTTGTCGTACTTGTCACGTGGTGGATGAACGCGCTTTCGTGGATAACAAATGCGGCAGCCATAATGCCCGCATCCGCCACCGCGTCCGTATTCGACTGGAATACCGTAAACTTGGCTAACGGGCCCAGTGGCCAGCGTGTGCTTGTAGATGTCTCTGCTCACCGCTTCCCGCCCTCCCCGTGCTGGCGAGCGGCAAAAAGCTCAATCTCTTTCGGCTTTCGCTCCAGCGCACTAGTCGCGTGCCGCTGAAGTAGCCAAAGCTGCTCCCATTGGCCCGCCTCCATAAGCTTGATGATGATTTCGCTGGCGATGCAGCGCATGTCGTTAGCTTCGTTCTCTTTCATCTCTCGCCTCCCTCCTTCGCCTCTGCCTGACGGGACCACGAGCGCCAAGCGTCACTGGCAGCACAAGCGGCTCGCGTTTTTCGCTCCCACTTAGCGCATTCGCTTCGGGATTCGCCGTACCATTTCCAAACGTGTTTGTTGCATCGCCGATACTCGGCACTCCAAGCCTCTGCGAAGTATGCTCCGATTAGCGGGCGCAACCGCTTGGCTAGTTTGCTGTCCCAACCTTGCCAGCATTTGAAATCAGAGAGCACGACTTCAAATACGCCTTCAACCTCAAGCACTTGGACCTTATGGCCGTTGATGCTCTTGCGCTTTATTAGCTCGCATCTCGGCGGCAGCGGCGCGGGAAGGGCGGGAGTGGTCATTTCGGTTTGCCCTCCAGCAGCTCGACCAGCTTGCTCGCGTAGATCGCCCGCCCGAGACCGATCTTCCTGACTTTCTTCGCCAGCCCCGCGACCGTCGCGTCAACCTTCGCGATGCCCAGCCGCTCGCAGAGATAGTTCCAGTCCTGAACGTTGTTCGCGACCACGAGGATGTAGTCGAAGTGCTCGAATGGCTTGAGCTCCATCTCGGGGATCGTCTTCTCACCCTCGACGGGTTTGTCGTCGCCTTCCTCCGCGCCGTCGGTCTCGAAGTCTTCGGCGCCGAGCGTCTTCTTCAGCGTCGACAACAGCGTGTCGTCCGCGAGGTCCGGCGCGTCCATCTCGATCGATGCGAGGATGTCGAGCGCGCCCGCGGTGAACTCGCCCTGTATCTCGGGGTTGTTCAGCGTCATGTTGAGCGCCTTTTCTTCCGTCTCTGGAAGATCCACGACGACGACGTCGGCCTCCTTGACGCCCTGATCGACCAGCGCCTTGTATCGCTGATGACCGCCGACCAGATTGCCCGTGCGTTTGTTGAGCACGAGCGGCTGCACCAGTCCGAAGCGTTTGAGCGACGCCTTCAGGCCGGACATGGCTCCGTCGCTGATCTGCCGCGGGTTGTACGCCGCCGGCTTCAGCTTAGAGAGCGGCATCCGCTTAATTTCGTGTTGGTTGATCGACACGTCTCGTCTCCTCTCGGGCGGCCTTTATTGAAGCCTCCGCTTTCTCCGCATCCCAAAGCTTTAAAGTCAGAACGCCGTCCTTGCGTCGCGTAATGCCAACCACTCGACATTCCACCGTTTCATGAGCTTCCGCGTCGGTCAGTTTCGGTGCGATAACATGAACCGTTTCCCATAACTTGAGTGGGTTCGCTGGCGTTGGCTGTGGCGGCGGTGCGGCTGGTGGAATCGGGTGCGGTGTCGGAACGTCCTGGCGTAATCGTGCGGTGTTGCCCAGCGTTTTCGAGTGAATGAACAGCGTCACAGCCCGGCAGATGTCCAGAAACCCCAGGCTCAGAACAGACAGCACCGCGAAGCATCCGATGTAGTCAATCCAGCTCACTTTGCGTCTCTCCCGTTCACTCGTGGTGCATCATTCCGTTGTAAGAGTGCAGAAATCGAGGTCACATAGAGCCGGACACCGCGGTCGGAGACCTGACCCCCGTACTACCCCCCCGTCGGGAGGACCCGCTCACACACAGCGTTTGCGGCCCTTGTGGCGGGCTATTTTCGCAGCATCTCACATTCACACTGCTGCTATGCCTGTTCACCGTACGGCCTCCGTATGCTGCTCTGCATTTTGCGCTGCTGCGGGGTGTTGAGTAGCCCCCCGGCTCTCTCCTGCCGTCTGCTGCTGCTCTCCTGTTTTGGGTACGATGCGCAGGTCCGGCGTTTCGCCCGGTATGCGTGCGCTGCGTCGGTCCACACCGTCGCAGCCTACCCACTGGAAGCGATTGAGTCGTGATGTGACGTCCTCGCCATAGGGCAGCTTCTGCGGCGGAATGCGGCTGATGATGATCGTCGGACGCTGGGCCTGTAGTCGTTCGTTCAGCAGGCGATGCATGGCAGCGTTCCACGGTTGCGACGCCTGCGGTCCTGAGAACTCGTCGAGGATGGCGAACTGTACGCGTGTGGCCTGGGTGATAACTCGTTCGCGTGCGTCTGCGTATGGCGTGTTCCACCGTGAGCGCAGCTCGAGGCAGTCGATCACTGTCACCTCGCGGTGTTCGATGGCTTGAGCCTTGACGATGGCCCACGCTGCGGACGTTTTGCCGATGCCTGCGGCTCCGACCAACAGCACGAACGGTTGTTCCTTCGGCCACCGCTTGAGCTGCGCCACTACGCCGCGCGTGACCGCCTTCTGCTTGCAGAGCATGCCGTTGGCGATGAGCCACTCGAACGACGTGGACATGTATTCGGCCGGTACTTTAGCCGTGACGACAGGCAGCTCGCCCGGACCGCCCCCACGCCGCCGGCTGCACGCCTCGCAGAAATAGCGGCCTGTGAGGTCGCAGCGGAAGTGCTCACGCTGTGTGTTCCCGTAGCCCCACTCGGATTTCCACTCCTGACACTGGCCGCACTGGCGCCACGGGCCGGACGTTGCGCAGCCTGCGTCGCTGTATTCGAGGACGGTGCGGTCCTCAGGCTCGTTGTCTGGAACGATGAAGCCTGCGGCGAGCCCGTCCTGCCCGCGGAATTGCACGAGGATATGCTTCATGCTCATATCGGAATCCTGTTCCCTGGCTCGTCCGACGGGTCTTCGATCGGCGCGGGCAGTAAGTCCTTGAAGTCGTCCCCGGTGAACGATTTCTGCGGCTGCGGTCGGTTGCTCGGCGGGCTCAGTTCGTTCGGCTCGAATATGCCCTGCCAGCCGTGCGTGATGCTGTGGTCGATCGCGATGACGGCGCGCTCCGGGCCCATGTCCGCGAGTTTCTTCAGCAGCATGAAAGCATTCGTCGGCGTGACGGGTTTCTTTTTCTCGCGCCTGTGCTGCTGCCAGCGTTCCCAGGCTGCGTGAAACGCTTCGGTCCGCAGATTGTCCGGGATCTCGGCTAAGACCGCTGGTGAGCGTTCGCGTGGCGGTTTTTCGGGTGGTTTCGGAGCTAGTGCAGGTTCGGTCGAGACAGGAACAATATCAACCGGCGCCGAAGGCGCGCTGCTGTTTTCCTTTTCCTTATTCCTTATTCCTTCTTCCTTATTCCGGCACTGAGTGTTCAGTGACGGTTCAGTGATCACGCATTGAATGTTCAGTGAATCCGCTTGCTTCCAATAGTCCTTGATACTGCTGGAGTTGGGACGGTTGACCTTTTGGTGTTTTGTGAAGTTGACGATCCATCCGATTTCGCCGTGCGTTTCGTGTTTTCGGAGCTCAATAAACCCTACTTTTGCCAGTTGGATGAGGGATGTTTGAACGCTCACTGAATCATCAGTGAATGGACACAGCGCGCTTCGCACGAGACTCGGCGCCGCCCAGAAGTAGCCGTGATCGTCGGCGTAGTTCAGCAGGCCGATTGCCAAGAGCTGCGTGGAGTCAGAGAGACGACGCAGCACCGGGTGCGACCAGAATTGAGGCTTGATCGTGCGTATTCTCAAGCGTGCAACGCCTCCACATCCTGAATCCGCTCTCCGATCCAACGCATGACCGTGGCGGCCTCGATTCCAGAGCACACGCTGCCGTAGTTCATCGCTTCACCGTCAACATGAGTTCGCGGCCGTTCTCGCCCTTCGACAGACCTGACCCTGTGACTTCGACCTCCAGCGCGTTCAGCTCGCCCTCAGCGCGTACGTACAGGCGCTTGAGCGGAATCGTTACGACTACCGATTGTCCAGCCTTCAGGTCGCGGAGTTGCGCCTTGTCGACGATGCCGAGAACGCCAGCGATGACGACGCTCGTGCCGACGAACGCACCGTCGACGTGAACGATCGACTGAGCCGCGAGCTTCGCCTCGGCCTCCTCGGCGCGTTTCTTCCAGTGTTCTTCTTGGTGGTTCATTTGATTGTTGCCTTCTCCCAGGAGATGACCCATAGCCACGGGTTCGAATCGGCCGGCGCTCGTTTGTTGATGCTAAAGAACAGGTCGAGGAAGCACTGACGCGCCGTGTCGAACGTCCCCTCGTTTTGCCGCGTGTAGTGGAGCTTGGGGTTTGCATCCGGATTGACCGAGTAGAGCGGGCAACCCGAGATGCCGTGACCGACGACGGCAAGCCCCTCAGCGATGGCGTCCTCTTCGCTGATGTCCTGCACGCGCTCAACGCGGATCTTGATGTCTTCGAGCGTGATGCGCGAGGCCCAGCGCGGCACGAGCATCGACGAGGTCCACGCCATCGGCATGCCGTTGAATACTGGGCGGTCCGATGTCGCGGCGTAGAACATTCGGTCGTACTTTGCCCACGTCTCGCGAACCCAGAGCTTGCCGCCGTCCTGGCCGTATGGGCAGCGGACCGGAAAGACGCCTTCCTCTGGATAGTCGGCCTCGCCAAACAGAAACTCCCCGCTACCAATTCCGTAAAACTGGTACTCGTACTCACACGGCGGAAGCTTCACGACGCGACGCGTCTGCGACTTTCGGCCGGCGAGGATCGCGCGGACCATCTCGGCTTTGAACAGGATGCCGTAGGCGTCGGGCTTCGTTTTCGTCACGCTCATCGCTGCATCTCCGCGTATCTGCAGAAGAGTTCGCTCGCGACGAGCCATTTGTCGTCAAGGATGTGGCCGAAGGAGTGAATCTCCTCGTTCCACTTGCCCGTTTCGTAGCGGAGCCGGACGTACTTTCCTTTGAGATGCTCGAAGCGGTCGACGCCGACGGTCTGCATCACGGCCTGGATGTAGGCGAGACCGCCAGCAGTCGGCTCGCGGCGGTCGTACTTTGTCGCCGTGTCGAGCACGATCGTGATGCATTGATGAAAGCTGCCCGTGTCGAACCCGAGCGAACAGCAGAGGATGCCGTTCTCGAGCGCGATACTGGCCGAAGTGATCAGCGCGTTTCTGATGATCATGCGTCTCAAATCTCCATCGCCACGCGTCCGAGCGCAGCCTCAGCCAACGGCGTCAGCCGAATTCGCGCACCCGGCTCGCCTGATGTCTTCGCGTGATAGAGCTTCGAGATTTCACCCGCGGCGGCCTGCCCGTCGTCGAGCCAGAACTTCAACTCCGTCAATACGTCGAGGACCACTTTGTCGAGGTTGTCACGGTCCGGCTTGCGTCCGCAGTAGATCGGCGCGTCTGGGTCCTTCTTCCGCATCAGAGCCTGCGGCCTGGGCATGATGAACGTGAGGTCAACGCGGACGGGCCCCTCCCACGGAACGGAAGGCGCGACCGGCCTCAACGCATCCCTCAGAGCGTTCTTCCATGCGACGATGGGGTGCGTCACCCGTTGCTCGATGCCGTTCTTCTTAGAGATGAACGTCGAAGGCGTGTACATGCGCACATGACCGCCACGAGAGGATGCTTTCGCGCGCGGCTGCGGAGTCGGAACGCCAGAGACCCAAACCTCGATGCTCATCAGTCTTCCAGCCCTTCGACGCATTTGTCCGCGAACTCGATCATGAGTTCGGCGTCCGTCACCTTCGTGTTCATCCGTTCGACAACGCAGTGCGACCGGAACTCCCTGTCTTGCGGGTCAGAATCGAGCCGGTACTTGCACTCGATTCGTTGGATGCCGTACTTGTCGATCCAGACCTCGACGAGCCCCTCCCAGCCGTGCACCGCTTCGAGCTTCTTCAGCGCGCGCGTTACCTTCGTGTTGGCTGTCATGCGGTCGGTCCTCTCGGTCACGGCGGCGGTGCCCGTCACTGCAGCGCCGCGTGGTAAACACTCTCCACTTGGGCTATCCGTGACCGACCGGACCGCCGTTCAGATGTTCTCGGCCTTGACGATGTGCCAGCGGCCGTCTTTCTCCGTGTACGTGATCCCTACGTCGTACTTCTGAATCGATGCCTTGAGGAACTCCGCGACCTTCGCGTCGTCCGTGTAAAACACGTCGTTGTCCTTCGACGTGGCCTTGTGCTTCCCCTGGCCGATGCTGAGCACGGTCGCGATGCTGCCCGTCCAGTGATCGACAGTCGGCTCAGCAGCCGGTGCAGGCGCCGCAGCCGGTGCGGGTTCAGCCGTCGGCGTCGTGAGCGCCTTGCGGCCGCGTGGCGGCTTCGGTGGCAGCACTTCGGCGGCTGGGGTGGTTGCAGGCGCCTCGACCTTCGCGGGCTCTGTGGCGGCCTCAGGAACGGGCGCAGCGGCCGGTTCAGCGGCCTTGACCGGGCCCGTCGGTTCACTCACCGCGACGTGTGCAGCCGGGTCGGCCGGCTTGAGGTCCTCGATATTGAGCGCAGCGCGTTCGACCGCCTTGCGCTCCTGGGCAACGCTCACGACCTGACGCTCGAACTCGTCCTCGTCCACGATGCCAGAGAAGCCGAACGCCACGCGAGCGCACTGAATGTAAGCCTTGTGACGGAGCATCCGCGATGGCCAGTTGCGCCACGGCTCCGTGTCCCGGCGGCATTCGCTCAGGTACTCTGTGACAACGATCGGCCGTGAGCGGTCCTTCCGATACATCTTGCACGTGACCGACTTGAGGTGTGCCTTTGCGTCGCCGTCCTTACCCCAGTCGTCTTCGAACTCGACGCCGTCGAAAGCCGGGTGTGAGTTGACCAGATTCATCCAGCCGTCAACTCCGACGATGGGCTGAATTCCGCCGCCCTTCTTCGGAAACGCGTAGATCTCGCGCGTGATCGGGTTGAGGTTGTATTTGTGCGCGACCAGGAGGAACGCACAGAACTCCTCGTTCGTCGTCGCCGACGGCATGACCGTCTTGCGGATCGTTTCCTCGAACGCCTTCGGAGCGAGCCCGTACTGACCTGCGAGCGTCGCGATAAGGCTCGTGCCCTGCGCCTTCGGCGCTTCTGCCAGTGCCGTCGTCATCGTGTGATCTCCTTAGCCTGTAGAACCTCATCAATTCCCGCCGCGACTGTCACGCGCTTCCGCGAGTACGGACACATGTCGAACCACCCACAAAACTTCCGAGTGCAGACCCAAGAATCCTGCGGAGCGGGCAAGAACACGCCCGTCTGTATGCTCGACATCACGACCTGGAGCCTGCGAACGACGATCGTGAGATCTTCGCGGCTGCGCTCGGTCTCCAGTGTCACGACCTTCGGTGTCTTCGTCTTCACGAGGTAATCGAGCTGCAACTTCGGCAACTGCTTGTCGTGAACCAGCGCAGCCAGCGCGTAAAAGCTGAGCTGGTCGGAGTTGTGCGCGGCCTCTGCGTTCGGCGACTTCGCCGCGGTCTTCGTGTCGCGAATTCGGTCCGGCTCCTGCAGGTCGATCGTCCCGCTGAGGTCGAACGGCTGATCGGGAAGCTCGATAACCCACTTCCGTTCAACGTGAACGGGCTGGATGCTCGGCGCTAGAACGTTGCGGTGCAGCTTCGCCAGCGTGACGGCAGTATCGACCGCCTCGCCCTTGATCGTGTCGAGCCCGACGCTGACCTCATCGCCTTCGAGCATGACACCGTCGTCTGCAAACCTTCGGTTCACCTCGTCGCGCGCGGCTTCAGCGACGGCGTCCTCGGGCAGCAGTTCGCGCTTTTCCTTGACGTGAAGCATGTTCACTTCAACGCCTTTGTGGGTCCCCCCGCCGATGTGAGCAGCGACGCCCGGCGGCCGGCGCATGCCTTTGACATAGCGGAACTCATACTGAATCCCGCACTTCATCAATAATGAGACATGGCTCCAATGCAGTTGTGGCTTAGGCATGCTGCCTCCTGTTAGCCAACTGCTCACGAGCCGTTGCCCATCGAACATTGCCTACACAAATCGACGAGCGTTTCACGTAGTGTGACCTCACTTGCCTTCGGATGACGCGCCCGGCGTCGGTTCGTACGGCTCTCACTGTCCAACGTCGCGCCAAATGACCTGCGAGCCGTCAAAGGCACGCGTGTCCTTGTAGCGCGGGTCGATTTCCCAACAGCCTTCCGGCATCGGCGTCCGCTCTGCCTCGCGCGCGTCGTCGCTCGTCGAGTAGTGAGCGCGCGTCTTGCGTTCTGTGAGGTTCGGCGGCGGGAGCTTCTTGCCGTACGTCTCCTCGATCACAGCCTCGCCGGGTTCCTCGTCCTGGGCGGTGCGGATGCCAGCAGCACGACGGTCCTTCTCACTCCACGACTTCTTGCGCCAGTCGGTTTCAGTGCAGCCAGCGCAACCGATCAGCACGCCTGCGAGAACGCAGAGAAGGAACATCGCGAATTTCATGCGGTGGCCTCGAATCTTGTTCCCCGCCGCACACGCAGCGGGGTCGGCATGCCTACGGAAAATTGTGGGGCAACGGACTATCCGCGGCCCCGTAGGAGCCATGCCTAGAATTACTTGAGGTAGTCCCATTCCTTGTGAGCCGGGTCGCCAAGCGTGACCGTCATGTCCTTCAGCTCAGTCAGCGTCGCGAACATCTCCTCGAACGCCTTGAACTTCGCTTCCATGAGGTCAGCGGCCGCGAGCGTGATCTGCACGTCTTCACCTTCGCTGTCGACGCCGATCGTGAGGTCGATCTCGATGATGCGCGGAGAGGTGCGCACGAAAATCGGCACGCTGATTTCGATCGCGTCCGGCAGTTCGACGCGCTCGGCCTTGTCGACGCCCTGGATCTTCGTCGTAACGATCATGCCGTTAACCGCGTTCTTGCCGCGGCCGCGGTCCAGTTCCTTGTGCGTCGAGGCGTGAATCTGCGAGAACAGCATCAGCAATTCACGGCCCATCGGGTTGATGATCGTCCGGCGGTTCTTCGCGACGAAATCGACGAACGCGTCGAGCGGAATAACGGACGCCTTGAGAAGCAGCTCCCACGGCCGCCAGAGCGGGTGAAGCATCGGCTCGAAGCGCAGAACCTCGACGCCAGTCAAGGCTTTCTCGTTGATCGTGGCGTGAATGACGCCCGTCTCCGGATTGCCGTACACGACGGTGTCGGCGCCGCCGTACTTCGTGAGGTACGACTTAAAGCTCAGAACGTCGTAGAACGTGTGAGCCCGGCGCTTCGACTCGGCGCGGATAGGCGAGAGCGGCGGCTGCTTCTCGGTCCTGATTTCGAGGATGCGCTTCGGCGTTCCGTTGTCGAGATCCTGCTGCAGGTCGATAACGGTCGTCTGACCCTCGACGATGTGCGTGAGAAGTTCCTGAACGGTTTTCATGTGTCCCCTCGGTTTGGTGTGGTTCGATACGATGCCGCCGGCACACGCCAGCGCGCGGAGTTACTTCGCTTCTTCGGAGTCCTCGAGAATCTCGCCGGTCTCAGGGTCGGCCTTCGGCGGTGTGGACGGCTTCGCCTCGGCGATTTTCTTGCCGCGGCTGTGGATCTCGACCGATGCGCCGGTCTTGTCGGCCGCTTCCTGCAGAACATCGCCGATGGTCTGCTGCCTGGGCGAGTCGTGAGAGCTGCCGGACTTGCGCACGAACAGTGTCGGTTCGCCGTCCTGCTCTTTGTCCTCGATCGCCATGGTCACGCGAGACGGGCGGCTCGGCAGTTTGCGCGAGATGTCGCCCTTGATGCTGTAGCCGTCCTCGCTCTCGTCGATCTCGATCTTGACCTTGAGGCAGAGCTCAGCCTTCGCGCCGATCGCTTTGTCTTTGTACTTCAGCTTGTACTTGATGAGGTCCGCGATCGTCAGCTTCAGGTCGTCGTTGACGTCGTTCAGCAGCTTTCCCTCGTCGATGAGCCCAAGTTCCAGCGGTACCATGCGTGTTGCCATTGCCTTCGTTCTCCTTGAAAGTGGGGGTGTGCGTTACCACGGAAGCAGCCGCATACAGCGGCCGTCCGGCCATCCGACTTTGTCCTGACTTGCGTTCGTGACTTCGTAGTGGTTGTGGTAGTGCCGCGCGTCGAACGTCACGAGCGCCTTGTCTGTCTCAGGGTCGTACTCGCACGCGATGATGCGATAGGGCAGCGTCATCCCGACTTCGACGCCGTAGAGGCCCATCCACTGGCCGACTTCAAGGCTCGGGTGAACCTTTCGCTCTGGTGCTACCGTCTGCATGATGCGGCCTCCATGTACGTCTTGATCAGTGCGTCGTGCAGGTGAGTGCGGTGGACCTGTGCCAGCTTCGCTGTGACGTCGAGCCCGTCCTCGTAAACGTTCAGCGTCGCGAAGCCCTCAGCGACAGAGAGGAACCCGGTGCCGACGACTTTTAGCTTTCCGACGGTGCACTCGATGACGCCGGGAGTCTGTGCGGTCTGTGTCATGCGCTCGCCCTCTCGGCTTTGACCGTGCGGAACTCGATGAATTTGGCGAGGTGCGGATACTTGCGGACCAGCTCGCGCGCGATGTACGCGCGGTAGTTGTTGTTGATCTTGAAGTCTTCGTACTCGCCGATGTGGCACTCCCAGCGGACACGCTCAGCCAGCGCGCCGATCCCGAACCGGCGGCGCTTGTGCGCGGCCTCCAGAGCGAACCGCTCGAAGAGTTCCATCGCCTGCGGGTTCTCGCGCATCCACTTCGCGGCCGCGGCTGCGTGCTTGCTGCGCTCGGCTTCCAGTTGCGCGAAAAGATCGTCGGAAGTGTCGCTCAGGTTGATCACGACGCCCTCGCTTTCGTCGTCGCGTATCGGGCGACACGTGAATCACGAACCGCGAGCGCAGAGCGGATCACGTCCGCAACCGGAACGCCCAGAGCCAGAGCCAGCTTTTCGAGGACATGCCCGTCCGGGTTCTTCACGATGCCGTGCTCGTAGTTCAGCACGGTCGTGTGCGAGATTCCGGCGCGCTCCGCGAGTTCGCGCGGGCTGAGCTTCGCCGCGAGTCGCATGCCTTCGAGTGAGAGCGGTGCCGTCATCCCAGCTTCGCCTTTCTCAGTTTCTCTTGCAGAATCGCCTGTGCCTCGGCGCTTCCTTCTGCTGCCCGTCTGATCGTTTCCTCGGCTCCGAAAATCGGGTCGATCTTCGGCGTCTCGTACGTCTTCTGCTGCGCTATCAGCGGCTCTGTCTCTGCCACGGGTTTGCGCAGTGCCCAGCGTTGCTTTCTGTCGAGCCGGCGCTGTTCTCCGTTCTTCACCATCCGCTCGAACTCAGCGGGGAAGTGGTTCAGTTCGTACGCCTTGATGATTTTGTCGTAGCACTCGTTCAGCGGGCTCGGCAGGTGCCCGTTCTCGATGTCGCTAATGAACGGCTGCCGCTCTCGATCTCCGAACGCGGCCTCTGCGATTTGCCACTGTGCCTTTTTCAGCACGAGGCGACGCCAGTCCGCTAGGGTCTCGAACTCGCTTGGATGTCGTGGTTGCTGCTGCGGCATTGTCTGGCCCCCCGACCAGAGCGAGGGCTTCGTCGTTCGACAAACTGAGCTTCTCAGCCAGCCGCACGACGAGACGGTCCTTCGCATTTACCTTGCGCTGCTCGACCTTCTTCACTGCACTGAGGCTCCACCCGATGCGGTTGGCGAGTTCCTCCTGGGTCATGTCCCCGTTTTTCAGCCTGTACTCTCGGAGAGGATGCATCGAGTTTTCCCGCCAAGTGTCGTTATCAATTTCGTTGATGCCTATATTTAACGACAATTGTCGGTATCTGCAAGGACTATTTTTCGCCTATTTTGTTCGTTCTTGCCCCACAAGGGTTTAGGCGATAAGAATTTTTACATGGGCCCCTCAGACGCCGACATATGTCGGAAATTCGAGGAGCGGTTCCGGCCGCTCTACAAGTCCGTGTCCAAGGATGACCTCCGCAAGGAGACGGGCATCAGCGACGACAAAATGCGGTGGTGGGGCTCGCAGCGTGGAACCTCGTGGCAGGTGCCGAATATCGTTGAGGCGCTAAGAGTTGCGCGGTTCTTTGACCGTCGCGCAGCGTGGCTCGCGTTCGGCGAGCTTCCGGAAGCTGATGAACTATTCGAGGGCGAACAGCAGGTGCTTGATGCGCTGCGTCGGTTCGAGGCGCCGCCGTACGATACGGTGCTCGCGATGCTTCGGAGCTTGCCGCTCCCTCGGAAGCCCGAACGGCCTTTACTGCCAGCAGCCACTACAACTAAAGTCAGGGTTGTGCAACCGATGAAGCGACTACGACGAATCAATCGACGCGATGACTTGCCCAGATACTACCTGAGCTCCATGGGGAAGGGCTTGCCGGTTCACGGCTACAGGGGCTTGGCGGCTGGGCCTGGGCGCGATTTGGAGCGGTCGCCAGACCTGCTCTACGTTCGAGAGCTGCCGTCTCCGCAGGGCTATACATACGCGCGTGTCGCTGGCGAGTCGATGCTCGATACGATCAGGGTCGGGGACCGAATTTTACTTAAACACCGCTGGGGCGAAAAGGGGCTTGAGCTTCCTCCTCGCGGCAACAATCCAAAGAACGATATGTACCGGCTCAAGAGCGAGGTGCCCGAAGATTCCATATGCATACTCAGCGTCGACGATGATTTTCCAACGCTGAAGCGGGTGCACTACGACATTACTGAGGGCGTGGCCGACTGGCGCCTTGTGATCAAGGCCGACAACCCGAGCGAGTGGCCCGACATGCACGTCCGCAAAACCCAAAGCGTAAAATTCTATGCGCAGTTCGTGGGGCTGTTGGAGGTCGAGTGATGTCCTCTGCTGAAGATCGATTCTATGCTGCCGCGTCGGCCTCGGAGCGGCCGTCCCGCGTGAAGCTGTTCCTCGTGGCGGCCGTCGCGGGCTTGGTGCTTGGCGGCATCTTCATCGTGTTCTACATGGGCAAGGTAAAGAAAGCCGATGCAGAGGTCGCGGCGTTGCGTGCTGATCTCGAGAAACGCGAGGCCGCGGTGACTGCTCAGTTACAGCGACCACTCCCGGCGGTGGTCGTTGAGCCATCGAAGGCCGAGCCTCAGGCCGCACCGAAACTGACACCAGGACAGGAACTCGCGCTGCGGGAGCGCGTGCGAAAAGTTTCGATCTATGTCTCCAAACACGCTCGCTCGTCGTTCAGTAAGATCCCTGATGTCCTGAAGGCTGCTGGGTTCGATGTCGCTGAATACGACGCGGCCTTCGCGCCGGGCGCAATGTCTGAAGAACTGTATGCCAAGGCACTCTCGGAGTTCCTATTTCGCGAGGTTCCGAAACAGCCCGATCTCGAAGCGAGCCTCGTGCAGGCAACTAAGGACACGGAAGCTGAGATGCTGCGACGTGCTATCGAGTGGGACGAGAAACACCGGAAATGATCGCCTTCAACGTCCAGACCGAACGAAAGCGCGTGCGTGTTGTCCTGCAGCGTCGGAAGACCAGCGGCCCGTTCTACGCCTGCTTTTGGTGGAAGGGCAAGCGGTATCGCGAGTCAACCGGGAAGATGTTCGAGCCCCAGGCTCGTGCATCGGCTCGTGACATGGTGCTCGATCGCGCTGGCCGCACAGGCGAGCGCCTGACGATCGAGACCGCAATCGCCGACTCGCTGGCGGAACGCTTCCCAACAGACGAGAGCCGGAAGGAACAGCATCACGTCACCACGAAAGCGCAGCTCTCTCACTTCGCAGAGAAGCACAAGGGGCTTGATCTCGGATCACTCAGCTTCGAGTCGGCCGTCCAGGTGGTGCAGAAGTACCTCGACGGCTGCAAGGCATCCGACGCGCCTCAGACGGTGATTCACCGGCAGCGCAAACTTTCACGCCTGTTCTCTTGGTTGATTCAGCGGCGCCGCGTCTCATGGCAAGCGAACCCCGCGAGTAAGGACTTTCTCGAGCTGCCTACGGTGTTCCGGCAGCCGCGGCCGCCGGTCTCTCAGGACGAACTCAAGATCTTACTGACGAAAGGCCGCGCCACGACGATCTGGCCCGCGGTGCTGCTCTGCATCACGACAGGAATGCGTCCCGCCGGCACACTCCGCCTCCGGTGGAGCGACTTCAATGCGAGCGCGAAAACGTTGCGCGTGTTTGAGAAGCGTCGCGAGCGGTTCGTTCCTCTGAACGACTGGACCGTCGATGAGCTGACCGTCTGGAAGGCTCAGAAGGGCGGGGGAGAGACGGACCGCATCCTCGACATGAAACGGCAGAACCTCCACCAGCAGATTCAGAACCTACGGCGGGCGAACAATCTTCGCGATAACGTCACCTTGCAGGGGTGCCGACGGACGTTTATAAGTCTGTGCATGGATGCGGGCATCAGCGCCGAGCTGGTCGCCAGCATTGCCGGGAACTCGGTGGCTGTGATCGAGAAGCACTACAAGGACCTGCGGACGATGAACGCTCGAAACGTCGTCAACCTGCTCGATCTTCGGGGCCTTATGTCGGACACCGCCCCAAAAGCCGCCGCAAGCGGCGAGTCATCGGCGTCGTAAGTCCTTACGCTGTAAAGACTGGAGAGGTGCCAGAGTGGTCGATTGGGCTTGTCTCGAAAACAAGTAGGCCCGCAAGGGTCTCGAGGGTTCGAATCCCTCCCTCTCCGTATCCTTCCTAGAACTCGTTGTCTTCTCTGTAGTTCCAAGAAGTTTTTTGTCGCTGTTTCAAAACCTAGTCAAAATCTAGTCGTTTTACGCAGATGCCAGCTTCTTCGCTGCCGCTGCCATCGCTTCAACGCTGTCCTTCACATCCACGTCCGCCAGATAGCGAAGCATCGTTTCGAGCGACTTCCATCCGCCCCACTGCCTCACCGTCTCAGTCGGGACACCGGCCTGCATCATGGTCGTCGCAAAGAAGCGCCGGAAACCGTGTAGATCGCTCTCTGGAAGGCCTAATTTGCGCTGATCCGCCTTCAGACAGGCAAGACAACGAGTTTCCTTCATACGGCCGCCCAGAGGCCCTACAAACACGTACTCTCCCACACGCTGCTGCCGGAGTACGGCTTCAACCTTCGGATGCATCGGAACCATGCGGTCCTTCCGCCCCTTCGGTTTCCAGTCCTCCTGCACCCGGACATGGATGACCTGCTTCTTGAAATCGACATCCTGCCATCGCAGGTTGCACAACTCGTCGATTCTCATCCCGGTCCAAGCAAGCGTCGTGATCACAGCTCTTAGCCAAGGCCTTACCTCAGCTTCTAGCTTAACCACTTCTTCAGCCGTATAGGTCCTGCGCTTCGGCTTCACAGGCTCCGGGGTCTCCCAATCCGTGGCTGGATTGGACTTCATGAGGCCCCTCGATGCTTTCGATGCCCATTTGAATGCATTCTTGATCACCAACGCATCCGTATAGGCCGTCTTGGCATCGCATCCTTCCGTCTCTGTTCTGTAACGCATGTAGCCTTCCAGAGCCGGTAACGTGATGTCATTCGCGTACTGGATTGTCTTCTGTTTCAGGTAGCGGCTAAACGCATCCAAGGCCGACGTGTAGCGACGAACCGTCTTGGGCGCCTTGCCGAGTTCCTGTTTGTACGTCAGATACTGCTTCTGTAAATCCAGCCAGAGTACTGCTTGATGCTTCTGAATGATCACTGGCCGATCTAACTGCTTGATGGCTGCCTCGGCTTCGAGCTTCGTTCTGACACCGAGTGTCACTCGTTGCCGTCTATGACCATCACGGAACGCAGCGAACCAGTAGCCCGTCCAGCGATGGTAAAAGACCCGATAGCGTCGAGTACTACCGATAAACAGAAACGACTTGGGATTACCCATGTGTCTCATCTCCCGATGTCTGGGCACCTCCCTGCTCTGCGAGCGTTGAACGTGGCGAAATCGGCACCGCCGGAGTGGCGTTGCGCTTCAGGATTTCTTCAACAACACCCGCCGAGACGTATACCCGCCTCTCAAGCCGGGTAAACGGGATTTTCCGGCGAGCGACCCAGTCGCGAACCG